TATATTTGATTTCAATTAAACTTTTTTAAAATAATATAATATTGTTTAAATATTCAGTTAAATAAATATTAAATAGTTAATTACTTAATTACATACATAGTAATTCTATAAAATTATAAATTTAACATAAGTTACCAAAATGAGCGACGATTGTAAATCAGCCCCTGCCGAAACGGGTATTCCCGAGAATTTCAAGAAAGTAATCACGGATTTCATATCCAGTTTTTTAACCACATTTCCCGAATACACTCAAGGACTGCACTCTAACCTATGTGTCACAACACATGCTGCCGACGAAATGGGCGATGCGGCAATCGCGAAATTGCACGAACATTGTAGAACCGTTTATCCTGAACGATTTTTTGATATTTTGTATCAAAATGACCACATATTTTCTCCTGATTCTACAATTTCAAATGACGTGAGCGTAGATTTCTTGCCCGGAATTGATTTCAGGCTGGTATGGAACCTTTCTGATATCACGGATACCACGAAGGAGCACATATGGAAACATCTGCAGCTGATTACATTCACTATTGTGGGCAGCATGTCCAAAGGCAATCTGACATTCGGAGACACCGCCAAGATGTTCGAAGCCATTAATGAAGAGGAACTGCGCGTCAAACTGGAAGAGACAATGGCAAATTTGCAGTCCATGTTTGAACCGGGCGCAAATAGTGATACGGGAGGGGGGGAAGAGGGTGGGGCAACGAATCCAGACGCTGCGCCATCTGCATCAGCATCGGATGCGCTTCCCGATGCGGAATCTATGCACGAACATCTGTCAGGTTTACTTGGAGGAAAAATTGGAACGCTTGCAAAGGAAATAGCGGAAGAGACAGTAAGTGAGTTAAATATTGACGTGTCTGAAGAAACATCTGTGTCGGGTGTATTTCAAAAACTAATGAAGAATCCTGGGAAATTGGCGGGAATTATCAAAAAAGTGGGTGAAAAACTGGATAAGAAGATGAAATCTGGCGACATCAAAGAGAGCGAGTTGTTCAAAGAAGCAAGCGAGTTTATGAACAAGATGAAGGCTGGTAGCGGTGGAAAGGGAGGAAAGGGTGGAATGGGCGGAATGGGGGACCTCGCGCAAATATTGAAATCCATGAATTTAGGTGGGGCCGACCTCGGTGGATTGGCTGGAATGATGGGTGGAAAAACGAAAGTGAATCTCGGTGCAATGCAGAGCCAGTTGGGTCGAAATATGAAAATGGCGCAAAATAAGGAACGCCTGCAACGTAAACTCGAAGAGCGGCGCGCAACAGCGTTGATTGCTGCAGCGGCATCAACTCATCAGCAGCAGCAGCAGCAGCAGCAGCAGCAGCAGCAATCCAAAGAAATGAAACACAGTGTATATAAGCCATCCGATGGAGAAAGTATTGAAAAAACTCCCAGGAATCCGAACAATGCAAATCAACCACAATCGATTGAAACTCAATCGCAGCAATCAACAACAACAACAACAACAACAACAGCAACAAAAGTGAGCCAGGCTCAGAAAAAGAAACACAAGAAATCGTAATAATTTCAATTAATCAATAAAATAAAATATTTTGTAATTATAAATAAAATATTTTAATTAGTTTCATGAATCAGAAATCGACTCGTAGTAGTCGTAAAATATACGCCAAAATGCGAGGGTATTGGAATAAAGTAAATAAACGCACAGCATTGAGGGGCAATAAAAAATGTGTCAAAAACACGACGCAAAAATATGCATCGCGTCCTGGACCACCGTATCCAGCAAATGAATGCTGCGGAATGACAAAAACAGGAAATGATGGATACAAATACGTTTCCAAACCCAAAGTCACCGGAATTTGTGCATGGACTAAGAAAATAAACAGTTAGTTAACATTAACGAGGTATTTTAACGCCGAGCACGCTTTGAAGTTTATTCACGTGCGCGGGATTATACACGCCACCGCCGCGTTCCATCTCGGCAATTATTGCCACATCCATGTTGCATTTTTGCGCAAGCTCCTTTTGGGTTAGTGATTTTCCACATCGCGCAGTGCGCACGGCGTCCGATGTCAACTTGGATACGTATTTTGTTTTCTTGGCATCATCGTCCGACGCGGCCTTGTAAATTCCCACATTTGCAAGTGACGATGTTGTAGGTTGGTTAGAGCCAGAACTCGCATTTGCATTCACGGATTTTTTCTTAAAAACAACCGGAGTCCAATCCTGGCAATCGGGTATTGTATTCATAATTTATTTTAGTTTATTAATTTGATATATCAATACATATTTTATATTTATATATTTTAGAAATAATAATATAATATAAAATGTCAGAAAAATGGTATATTAGATTTCCAGGGGGTAAATGGATTCCAGCAAATGAACATCAAAAAGATGCGGTTAAGGTTTTGATGGAGCGTGGAGGAAATGCTCAAACAATAAACGTGAAACATACGATGGGGGGGTGTTTAGTGCACAGTTTGATACAATAGAACATTTAGCGAATAATGAATTGTTTACAAGATATACGCCCGTTCACGTGGGCTGGGATACCCGCGTGGACCCTGCTGGCCAAATATACTACGGGAACAAGGACAGCAAACAGAGCCAGTGGAAGTTTCCCCCTGCTGATTTAAAGGTTGAAATGACATATTGTTTGCCAACTACAGCAGGTTTTGCGAATCGAACTGCAGAAGGTTTTGGAGGAGGAGGCGGCAATTTAAATTATAGAAAAAATAAAATCTCCATAAATTTACATAACCGATGTCGTAACCGATATCGATCCCACCGGTATCGTAAAAATAAACATATCAATTTGTATAAAAGAGCTCGAAAAGGAACGCGCAGATTAAGTTAAGAGATAATAGTATGTTGTCGAAAGACGTGACCACTGGGTTGATTGTGTATTTTGCCAAGACGTATGATGTCAAAGAATGGGTAATAAATGACATCGGAGTTTCTTCGTAATCAACCAGACTCATTCATAAACATGTATAATGATGTATAAATAAATTAATTATATCCATAAATTAAAATAATGTTGTTCCAAACGTAGATTCCTGAAATACGTCAATGTACATGAATCCATCCTCCGTTTTTTCCTGGGCATATATTGTTCCGATGGGTGTCGTAGTTGGATGAAGGCGATTATTGATGAACGCGTATATGGCATATTCTGGTTGCAGCTTCATGTGTTTGCGAATCACAAACAAGAATTGTGCCAGGGTCAATTCGTAAGGCACTGCGAATTTATTTTTGGAAAGCGGGTGCGCCTGATGGAGTTGTTCGCTGCACTCAACTACGACAGGTATACGCGTAGGGTGCTGCTTAACGATTCGTTCAGCCGTGATTTTTCGTTCGGGTAACGTAACGCGCTGTCTATATTTTACCATATCACCGGTTTCTTTTTCTTTTGTAGTCATCTTACTCATATGATCGCGATTGTTTCGTTTGCGTTCTTATAATCTTATAATATTGTATGTAGGTTTAATAGTATCACAATATTATATTTATATCATATTTCGAATTTTTAAAACCGCCTTACCCTGCGAATGGCGGAATATGACGCATTGCTTTCGTCACCACCTTCGCTGCTATCGTTGTAGTTCTTGTTCACGGCGCGCTGCTTTCGATATGTCGTGTAATTGGAACTGTCATACACGTATTTTGGGTTGCAGTTTGCAGACGGAATACCTGAACCGTCGTCCATTGCGCGCACGTGTCCTGCCGATGTGCGCCAGGCGCCAGAAATACTTTGCTTTACACCGCTGACCTGATTGGGTCCACCGGATGAATAATTCTGCCGGATTAAAAAGTCGCCTGCATTGTTAACAACGCGAAACGGGGTGTTGATGTATTTTTGTCCGTTGATTGTGCCGCTTGCGGCTTGTCCGTTCCAAGCGCGTCGCAGTGTGAACCGAAGCGATTCGCCTTCGGAGCTTTTATTGAGTGAGCCATTGTGATAGGTCGCCATTTGAGTTGAGTTCGGTTGAGTTGGGTTAAAATAAAATAATTTATAGGTTATTAATTGGTATGTATATAATAATATAATAGTAAATAATAATTAATTTTTATTTTTTTTGGTTTAATGGTTATATATTCCTAAAATATACAAATCAAAATCTTGAAACGAGGGTTGTCTTCCATCTCCATCACGTGATAATGCGCGGAACCACGTTCATCGTCTGAAGCTCCTGAAAGAGAAGCTTGCATGCATACGGAATTTCAACATACGCGAAATCGGTTCGGTTGTCGCAAGTTTTGCACATGTGGATACCCATCGCGTCATTGAACACTGCAATCATTCCGCAATGGCGGCACACGTTCACTTGATATTTGTCGGAGCAGTCATACAAGCGTCCGCGGGTGAATCGCGCCGCCCCGTGCGCAATTGTGCAATCGCGTTCCATCTCGCCAAACCGAAACCCGCCATCTCGCGACCTGCCCTCGGCTGGCTGACGGGTTAGGTTGACCATGGGACCAATCGACCGGCTGTGCTGCTTGTCGTTCACCATGTGTTTTAGACGCTGGTAAAACACGGGACCCATGAAGATGTCGCTCTCGATTTGCTCGCCGGTAAGGCCGCTATACATGAGCTCGTTGCCATGCTTTTCAAATCCCAGCTTAAGCAGTTCGGTGCTGATGTCCCCGATATTCAAATCGCCAAACGATGTTCCGTCTCCAAACAGGCCCATATGAACCAGCACTTTGCCAAGCAGCGTCTCTTTCAACTGTCCGATCGTCATGCGCGATGGGATTGCGTGCGGATTGATAATAATGTCCGGTCGAATTCCGTCCGCGGTATATGGCATGTCGCATTCGGGGATGATGTTGCCGCACGTGCCCTTTTGTCCGTGACGCGACGAGAATTTGTCACCAATCACCGGCTTGCGCAGAATGCGCGTGCGAACTTTAGCGAACGTATAGCCCTCGCCGTTGCGTTCCATGTATGTTTTGTCCACATACGTTTCCTCGGTCGTCCGGTGAATGCGGCTCATGTCTTCGAACTTTATTATCTTCATCGGGTCGTTTCGATTCTCTTTGATTGGCACCACCTTTGCAATTAGAATGTCGCGGTTTTCAACGAGCGTGTTTTCTGGAATAATGCCGCGCGCATTCACTTTTCCGTAGTTTCCGAATTTCATGCCCTTTGTTTTCGTCGGGTCGGGACGGCACCGGATTTCTTCATCGCCGTTGATTTTCTTGTCCTCGTCCTTCTCGGTGTGGTAGACGGTCGTCATGAACAGCCCGCGGTCAATGGAACCCTGATTCACAAGCACGCTGTCTTCCTGATTGTAGCCGGTGTGTGTCATAATCGCGACAATGATGGTAGACCCGGAAGGGATCTTGTCTAATTTTATCATACCCATGATGCGCGTATCCACCAGGGGTCGCGAAGGATATGACAGCACATAGGCAGTTTTGTCCAGACGCCAGTGGTAGTTGGTTGCATACACACCCATTGCCTGCTTGCCCATGGCACACTGATATGTATTTCTCGGAGCTTGGTTGTGGTCGGGAAACGGAATGCATGACGCCAGGACGCCGAATATGGTGCTGGGATGGATTTCGCAGTGCGTATACTTCATGAGCCCCTGGTTACCTCCCTGGGTCTGGTTGCCATCGCGCTCGTTCCGTTTCAAGTGATTTGGTGTCATGGCAATCATGCTGAAGTTCTGCTCGTCGGGGTCAACGTATTCTATCACAGAATGTGCGAGTTTTGTGGTAATCATCAAGTCGTCCCATTGCAGCGCGCCGTCTTTTACCGCGCGAATCACGTCTTGCGTTAGAAACGGCAAATTGTTTTCCACTTTGAGAAGCGGTCTCGTGAGGCGACCACCGTCATTGCAAATGCGAATTTCCTGCTGCTTGTAATCGAAGACGACAGAACAATACACGTTGATGAGACCGGCCATTTTTTTGCGTTTGAAATCGGCATACATTCGCATCGGGTCCTTTGCGATGCCAATCCATGCACCGTTAATGAACACCTTCACTCGGTCATACGTGTCCGTTGGGGACGCACATTCTTCCAAACTCGTTACATACGGCTCCGCTTGAACGTAAATGGATTCAGATGATGACGGAATCGTTATATGAGTCATGTAGCTGATATTCTTGACAACGCCAACACTCCCACCTTCCGGTGTTTCTGCTGGGCAGAAATAGCCCCATGTGGACGGGTTCAGTTTGCGGGGGGCGATGAGCTTGCCACTCTTGTCGATAGGCGTGCTTACACGCCGCAGATGGCTCAAACTTGAAACGTAAGTGAGTCGGGTCAGCACCTGCGCAACACCCACCTTGTTGCTCGGGTTCATGCCCTTGATTCCGAAATCGCCGGTAGAGAGGGCGCGTTTTAACCCGTTTTCAATAGTGGTAGACTTTACCAACTTTGAGATATTGGTTTTGGTTATGATTTGCTTATGATTTTCAGTGGACCGCCACGACCCCGTATTGATTTCGCGAATGACTTGTTTGGACAAATCCTTCACCATTTTGTTGAAGTAGTTGCGAAACAAGTTGTTCAAGAGGATTCCAGGAGTGTCAATTCGCTTGTTCAGATACGAATCGCGGTCGTCTTGAGGCGTTATACCGACGCTGGTTTTTAGCAGACGCGACACGGCGTATCCCAGGAAATACAGTTTCTGTTTGGCTGTTTGGCAGTGCGGGAACAAGTCGTTGGTAAGGACGTCGGTTGCAAAATCGCTTTTGCGTTTCACGCTGGATTCCTTGTCGGCGTTCATTGGGGAGAACATGACGTTTCCAGCGATGATGCGCAGCGCTTCTTCGCGGGTGAGCACCGTATTCGCGTCCACAATGGAACCGGTGAGCGAATCCATTAGCAATTTGAATTCGGTGCGACTCTGTCCGTCAATATCCGACGCACCGGATGCAGCCGGTGGGTTGCAATTCAGCATGATAATTTCGCAAATGGCTCTGTCCGATACAACGCCCAGTGCGCGAAACAATACAAAGAGTTGAATTGGGGTTTTGATGCGCGGTATTTGAACGTAAATGGGGTTACCGCTGCCATTTGATTTAGCGGCAATCATGATATTGATTTGTTTTGGGGAGATGTGCTTGTAATCTGGAACGGACTTGACTTCCGCGGTCCAGTTCCACTTGGTATTTCCCTTCGACACATTGAAGCAGTAAACCTTGTTCTCTGCTGCACGCTCTTGTCCCAGCACAGTTTTTTCGCTACCATTGATTATGAAATATCCACCCGCGTCGTGAGAGCATTCGCCGGTTACGTCGGTGCTGAGATGCGAATATTGTGTCAACACGCAAATGTTGGATTTGAGCATGATGGGCAGCTTGCCGATGTGGATGTTTGGAAACGTGTTATGCAGCGTCTGGACGTTGCTCAAATTTTCGCCAGTTCGAACAAGGTATTGAACGTGCATGTCGACTGTCATGGTGGATGCGTATGTAAAATTGCGAAGTCGTGCCTTTTGTGGAAACATGAGCTGCGTTGCACCATTGTTCTCATGGATTTGGGGTCGATGAATGCTGAAATTGCTGAATGAAATTTGAACGGTCAGCGCGTGCTTTCGCGCGACGCGGTCGTAGTCGTGTTCAGATGAAATACTTACCGGGTTGAACATCTCGATTGTTGCCGGCATCATGTCGGTCACAAATTTATTGTATGACTCGAGTTGGTGTCGCACCAGTCGAGACAAATGATTGTTTTTAAAATAAGCTGAAATCAGCGTCCAAGGAGTTTCATAATATTTGTCGGTTAACAGCGTGCGCCTGCGCTCGACTTCGTTACCGTTTTCATGATTGTCGTCACCATCGTGAGATACGCTATCATCTGCACACATATGTTCTCGCAAATCGTCACACATTTTGTTTTCTTCGTTCGTGTTATTCGTCTTCGTATAGTGTGGTATTGATCGCAGTCACTACCATGTTGCAATCAATTTGTTTTTATATTATTATTCATTATCTTATAAATCGCAATACCATTTAAAATTTAAAATATAATTTAGTATAATAAATACAATAAATACCATGTCCAACCCGAACCCCAACCCCAAGCCATCGAATAAATCGATCAAGATAGACGGTGCAATATATGACGTAACTAATTTTGACCACCCAGGAGGCAGCATTATAGGGTATGCGGGAATGAACGGTGATGATGCCGGAAACGCGTTTCGCGAATTCCACGCGCGGTCTCATGTTGCAAAACGATATTTAGCATCGTTTCCGCGACTGGACGCCTCCGCAGAGACCGACCCTAATCAACCCGATGATGACGAGATTCAGGAAGACTATTTGAACATGCGCGCGAAATTGGTGGATTTGGGATGCTTTGAGCCCGACCCAATCCATGTATATTTTCGCCTGATGGAAATCGCGTTCTTTTTCGGACTGGGCGTCTGGCTCGCACCGTATAACATTTATGCATCCATGCTTGCATTTCTCATGTTTAAAACGCGGTGCGGGTGGGTGCAGCACGAAGGCGGGCACTTGAGTTTGACGGGAAACAAGCCGATTGATCGCGGAATTCAAATGTTTACGATGGGATTGGCCGGTGGACTCAGTGGCACCTTTTGGAACGCGATGCATCACAAACACCACGCCACCCCACAAAAAATAAAGCACGATATTGACCTGGATACCACGCCTGCGGTGGCATTTTTCAAAACAGCCTTTGAAGAAAATACCAATGGCCGAGCCGCAACACGGTATATGAACCGGTGGTGGATGCGCTTCCAGTCGTGGCTGTTCCTGCCGGTAGTGAACGGCATTATTGTGCACGGATTCTGGACATACTACCTGCATCCGAAACGCGTGATTTCCGCGATACGAACTGCGCCGACAGCGCAACAGAATTGGCCGCACGTGGTAGAGGCAGCGTGTATGTTGTCGTGCCATACAGTTTTACCGGCTATATTTTACGCGAGAGCGGGATACACTCCGCTTGCGGCGTATGCGCTGCTCGTCATGTGCAATTTCTGGAATGTAATTTATTTGTTCGGTCATTTTTCGTTGTCGCACACGTTCACGGACGTCGTTCCCGAGACTGCAAATCCTCGGTGGTTCGAGTATGCTATTGGCCATAGCGTCAATATCAGCACCGATTCTGCGTTGGTTAGCTGGGTAATGGGCTACCTAAATTTCCAGATCGAGCACCATTTGTTTCCATCGATGCCGCAATATAAGAATGCGATTGCGTCGCGACATGTGAGAGCCTTTTGCGAGAAATGGGACGGAACTGGTGATGATAAGAATAAAATGAATTTGAAATATCGAGAATATGGATACTGGGACGCCTGGCGAAAAATGTTCGCCAATTTGACGGACGTTGGGCAACATTATTTTGAGAATGGTGTTGCTACCCAAACGAAAAAAACAATGTAATTTCCATATGCACTATTTAATGATTGAATGAAAAACAACCGCGATTGCATTTGCACTTTGCGATTGGTAGCACGGTTATTTGTATTAATTTCATGGATGCGTCCAACATTAATACCGCAACGCGCTCTTGTTCATCATCCAATGTTAATATTAAAATGCTTTTTATAATGAAA